ATAGCTGCAGCGATGAAGAGACTGCACGAGCAATTGATTCCATGTTGTCCTCAACACGTAGCAGGAAGCAGGAGACAAACTCTCCACGCTGCTTCTTGCCAGCATTTAGGAAGGTAGGCGTAGCTGGCTGAAAACGATTAGTAATAATTTCATCAATGATTTCTTGTGCAAACTTAGAGTCACCACGTGCTAGCATTAGTGCATTCATTACGACACGGTCTTCAAAACGCTCTAAGTATCTGTCTCCAGCAAAATTCTTTAGTGCATACTGTGTATAAAATTTATAGGCACCGACAAAGGTTGGGAATCTAAATTTATATGAATAAGCATGCTTAAACAAATTCTTAATGGTCTCAAAGTCGTACTGATCTAGCACTGCCTTGTCGTAGTACTCATTCTCTACCAAGTACTCTATCTTCTCTTCCAGGCTGTGGAAGAAGACGGTGTTCTGGTTTACGTGGTCAAGAAAATAAGCCTTAGCTGCCTCTTTGTCTTTGTCAAACTGAATCTTTCCGTTACTGTCATAAATGTTGAGCATTGCGTTTAGCTCATGGTAGCTTAGCTTATTCTCCATATAGTATTTCCAACCTTTTCTTTACTAGTTCTACATCTTCGGGTGTCCCCGTGATTTCTACCCTGGCAACAATGGGTACGCCAGTTTTAGCAGAAATCATATCTGCTGCCTTGCAGTAGTGTTCGCCAAAGTTTGTGTTACCAGTGCCAATGACACCACGCAACAAATCCCTATTGGCAGGATTGTTGAGAAAAAGCCTTACAGGTTTTGGAATGGCTGGTCCTTCTGCTCCGCCTCCGTAGGTCGGAACAACCAGTATATACTCCCTAGCCACACGAAAGTCCCTAGCGTCGCTAGGACGAACTGGAATACGAATTCCATCATTAGTCACCTTTTCTACAAATCTTTTAGTGTTCTCAGAGTAATTTGAAAAGTACACGAGAGTAATTGGCAAAGACAATACTCTCACTCCTATAATAAATTAAACTGACTTAGATAGTCCTCAACCTCTTTTTGGGAAGGTTGGGACCTATATTGTATCACGTTTTTATCTTGGTTCTCAAGGTCAGTTTTGGGCCTATCCCTGAACGTATGTATCTCAACCTCTTCATTCATGTTCCTTGGGGTATGAGAAATTGCACCATACACCGAACCACAAACAGCATCTGCCAAGTCCTTAGACTTTTTGCGTGGGTGGTCAACCTTGTTATTCCGCATAATCTTTAGTTCAGTAAGCTCTTCAAATAGCAGATCAATTGCTGGCATTACCAGCCTGTCTTCGTATACAAGCATTGCCATATCTTCGTAGTGCTTCTTAGCGACAGACACTGTGTCCGTTCTCATACCGACAGCCTTTAGCTCATTTTGAATATCGAAAGATTGCCAGCGGTCAAACGACACCAAACCAATATTAAATCCAATACGTCTTAAGTTTTGAATCCACTGCTTCACCTCTGAGAGGTTTACTGGCCCCTCTGCCCTTGGCTCCCACCAGGCGACTGCGTCTACAATAACTACTGGGGCAATCTGCTCATAGTCTTTTACGACCTGAATGTTAACCCACTTTTCTACGTGTGCAATTGCCACAGCACACTTGTCATGCTTCTGTGCAAGGTCAGCGTGAACATAATAGACTTTGTCTGGGTCTGGCTTAAATGTCTCTTCAAACCTCCTGAAGGAATCTATTGGGTTACGAATTGACATTGCCTGTTGCAGCTTGTCTCTCTGCTTAAAGAACGCATCCGAAGCAAATGTAGGCACACAAGCAAATCTCTGCATAGCATCGCCCATGTCTGTAAAAAATGCAAGCTTAAAGTCATCTATTTTTCTTGTTGGATTAACAATCCAGGTAGGACGCTTAAGTGCAAACACTCCTGGATACTTGTAGCTTACAATGGTGTCTTCCTCCCACTCAATGTCTAAAGTATTTCCTTCTGCGTCTTCTGGCAAATCTGGATTCATGATAAACCTGTGAGTCTTTACTACGACATCTTTCTCTGCAATTACGTCATCGTATCGCTGAGAAATAAAGTCTCCAGGAAAACGTGGAAAGGACAATAGTGCTACCTTGCCAAGATCTGGATAGCGAGAATCTACAGATGCTCTAAAGGCCTTGTATATATTATCTGCAGTCTTACCTTGGTCATTACCCGTGCCAACTTCGCTAGCGAACCCAGAAATCTCATCCAGAACGGCCAGTATAAGGTTAAGACCCTCATGGGACTCTCGCTCAGAGTGGCCTGAATATACCGTGATGCTTTTATCAAACTCAATACTCTCAGCTTTAGCATAAAATCTTCCAGCAAACCACGGCGATTTTTCAATCTTTGTCTTAAAACCTTTAAAGAAAACGTTCTTGGCCTGCTGAGCATTAATGGCAACATTAATAATATCAATAGCATCTCCGCTAGGTTTACCAAAATAACGAGCAGGATCTTTAAGACAAAGTAGCTTATAAACGATATAGGCACAGGCCACTGTTGATGTGAAGTCTTTTCCACTTCCTTTTCCTAACTGAAGAATGACTTCATTTTTAGTATACTTTTTGTAATATCTTGTGCCCTCTTCGGCACCCATAATTTCAATTAAATCTTCTTGCTTGTAGATTTGACTCATGGCCTCTACGATGTCATACTGTACCTGAGACAATGGGGGCTGTCCAAGATAATCCTCTCCCTCTACAAAGGTCTTAGCGTCTACTGGAATTTCTTCAAACGCATCAGACTTGAGTGCCTCCAAAAAATCATCAAACATTATTCACTCACTATCGTAACTGTCTCTCCTGGCTTAGTTGCCTGGGAAAGACGAGACATAATTTTATCACGAATCTCTGGGTGCTCTGATGCAATATCTTTAAGAATACCAATAAGTATTTCTTGCCTATTCTCAATCTCAAGCATCTCTTCGGCCAGCTCTTTGTTTTCCAACAAACCAGCCTTCTGCAGCATATCAATACGCCTAGACTCAAGATCCATCACTAGCTTAATAGCACCAGACTTAGCATTTAGATTAGCTGTCATCGTTGCTTCGTCAATGACCTCGTATGCCTTTTCAATTAGCTTGGAGTAGTGGGTATCTGCAACAACTAGGGCTTCTTTAGCACGAGCACGAATAGCTGCATTATCTGCAGCCATAGCCTTCCACTCATTAAGATACGAGACAACCTTTTGTCTTGGTATCGACAGCTCTTTAGATATTTTGGTTGGGTCACTACCCTTGAGGTATTCTCCAACTACCAGGTTTACTTGGTCAAGGTGATTAACTAGGTCCTGCTCCGCTGACACGCTTAGCCCTCTTTCCTCTTTGTGGTATACGCTTGATACGATCTTGCTTAAAGGCACGGAACTGCTGGGCCTTGCCCCTAAAAATCTCAAAGCAGTCCACCCACTCTGAGCCAGTAAGGGTATTGGTAGTTACCCCGACAAACTTAAACTTAACACCGTACTCGCCCTTAACTTTAATCAAGTCTCCAGCATTAATTGCAAAGCCATCTACTTCCATGTAGGGCACTGTCTCAAGATTGTTTGGTTGTACCTGTGCTACTATTTTCCGCCTACCCATTATCTCCTAGACTTTCTTAATCCAAACTTGGCAAGGTATACATAGACAGTCTCCACACTTACCTTGCACTCTTTGGCTATTTCCTCTGGTGTCTTCTTGTCAAAGTGATATCTTTTACGAAGCCACATTTCGTTTGTATATAGTTTACCAGAAGCCATACTATTTGTCAACCTTTCCCCAATTATGAATGGCGTAATGCCCCACACCAATTGCGTCTGCAACATCGTTATCGTCATTGCTAATATCGTATTCAATGTTTGTTACTTTAATTGTTCTTTGCTTACGATATTCTCTTTCAAAGTTTTTATACCAAGAGTCTGACTTCCCTGGGTTTGCATTACGAAGCTGAGTTTTTTCGTCTTTGGTCAGCTTGCCATTGCCGATAAAGGTTTGCCAAGCTATTGGGTTGATAGAGCCAGACAACTTAATTCCGTTTTGTGCAGCTGCACCAAGCAAAGCACCTTGAACTAACGCAAGATCTGCTGCAGTTTTTGGACTGTTTAAATAAACAGTGTGCTCAATAATAATTGCATCTATGTCATTACGATAATGCTCAAAGAACTTTACACACTTCCTGGCTGCATCTGCGACCTTGTGGTAGTTGTTTCTGCCCTCAAACTTTATCTTGCCAAACGCACTCAGGTTTTCGTTATTAAAAATTGCAAAGGCTAGGCTATTAGTGCTGGCATCAATTGAACAAATCCTTGTTGGTCTAAGGCTGTTGTTAATCTTCCCAAGGTTTACCATTGGCAATCCCCTTAATCTCTTTCAAGGCTTTGCTAACATCTTGTGGATTAATTATACACTTGTCACAAAGAAGGTCATCGTTGTATAAAGAAAGCTGACTGTTGCAAGACTTACAAAGCCTAACTTTACCCTTACGCTTTTGCCTTCTAGTAACTGCATATCTGCTTGCTATCTTTTCTTTGGTAGCTTCTTCTCTACACTCTGGTGAGCAATAAATTTGATACGATACTTTAGTTTGAAAGGGCTGGTTACACCATTGACAACTTTTCATCCAGAGGCTCCAAGGACTTTATCTTGATGTCTCCCTTACCAGCCACATCGCAAGTTGACCTAATAGGACATGTCTTGCAGATTTTTGAATTGGACCTATAGTTCTTCTCAGGAAGAGTTTTGTCTTCCCAAGCTTTGCGAACTGTTTTCATCCAGTCAAACGCCTGGTTTACCCATTTTATATAATAATCATTTATTTCTACTGGCAGCACCAATAGGTCATGATTGTTTTTATTCTCATAAATTAAAACTGCTTTAGTTTTGTTCAGGATTCTCATGTAAATAAGAAGCTGAACCAGGTGACCAACCTTTGGCTTGCCAGCCTTCTGGCGGTACTCAAAGCCTTCCATGGGCATAGTCTTGATCTCTCCCAAAAGATCTTCTCCGCCCCAATCAAGAATGACATCACCAAATCCAAAGATTGGTGGGTCTTGCCAGGTTACCTTAAACTCAGAATCTTTTAGAATGCCTGCGTCTTCCATTGCTTGCTGAATACGCTCATGTGACTTAGTGCCAGCGGTCATGTTGGCACCACCATATGCATCTGCATTGTCTGTAAACTCAGCACCCTCAAAAGCCAGGTACCAGTACCTTGGGCATTCTCCGTGTGAGTAAGCAATAGTGCTTGGAGCGAACGTTTTCTTTTGCTGAAACTTGGTTCCACGCTTAGCTATGTAGCCATAGTTAATCTTCTCAATTAACTCTTTAGTGTTTAAGAATGACTTTGCCGTTTCAGTCTTAAGCATTACCTGTTGTAATAAATTTTTAGCCATACCAAATTAGCGAGTGATATACTTTAGTGCCGCCACCAAATCATTGATTGCCTCTGCAGCTGTAAAGTAGATATTCTTTTTCGCTCTATCTCCTTTTTCTACGTTGACCATCCATGTGGCACGGAACGACATCTTAGCTGCAATGGCCTGTAGCCTTACAATTTCTAGTGTCGCTACATTCAGGGGAATGTCTGGTTTAATTATAAGTTTTGCTATCATGGTCAGGCCCTGAGTAAGCTCTTCATCTTCCATGAAGTCTGCTATCTCTGCAAGACCGTTAACCATTTCTAGTGTTGTTTTTTCAGTTTTTACGTTTTGTTCCACCATAATATTATACCACGTCCTCGGCTTGCAGTATAGTTTGCTTCTCTTTAGCCGTTACGTTGCCCTTGCCGACAAACCATGGCAAAAGAATATCATATAGGTCAACTAGTAGATTAACATCCTGTAGCTGGTACTTCTTCATTTCTTTCCAGGCCTTGTCTTTGCCGTCCATGCAGTCAATCCAAAGCTGAAATCCAGAGTGCTTTACCTTTGCCCCCACGCCTAGTGCCTGGGCAACATAGTCTAGCTTGTTGGATGGAAACTGAAAGTTGGCCTTTACAATACTCATTAGGTCTAGATCTTTTACTGGCGATGGTGGCTGTAAGCCATTCTCCAAGAACTCACGGTTGATGTGCTTGTGGTCAAACGCTGCCGAGTTCCACCCAACCAGCACGTCAGCTTCGTCCATAAGCTTGTGTAGCTCTTCCAGCATTGTCTTCTTGCCGTCATGATGCACTGACTTAAAGATTACGTTTTTCTTGCCGTGCCATCTAGCACCAAAGCACAACATTTCTGTTGGCTCAATAATCTGATTGATGGCTACGTTCTGGTCCCACAGGCCCCATACCCATGCCTTAATTGGCGTTGTCTCAATATCTAAATATAGTATCTTCATATTAGTCCTCCAAGAGTTGTTCAAGCAGAGATAGCTCTACTATTGCTAGTCTTGTCTTTCTGTTTCCTTCTCCTAGTACGACCACGATTGCTGGGTCATTTCCATTTCTGATTGCATCGGTTACGGCCTTTGCCCAGTTGTCCTGGTTTACAGTAAAGCCTTTTGGATACTCTTTAAAATCTACCGTAAAGTTTTCCCAAGTGGCATCGCCTTTCTTGGTATTACGACCAGAGTTCTTGTGCTGCTTAGCCCCAATTCGTTTGCTCTCTGATCTCTCACTCATAGTCCTTCTTCTTTTTCTTTTTAACATCTAGGCTAACAATGGTTAAATGATTGTTACTACACATCCATGTTAATTCTTTTGTGTCAAAATAGTACCTTAAAGATTTTACCACTTCCTT